CCTTGCTTATTGGTGCCCATGCCTCGCCTGCCTTGCCTCGCCTCGCCGCGCCAAGCCAAGCCCCGCCAAGCCGCGCCTGCCGTGCCTAGCCTAGCCGCGCCATGCCTAGCCCCGCCTCGCCTGCCGTGCCGTGCCGCGCCGGGCCCTGCCGAGCCCTGCCGCGCCACGCCGAGCCTGCCTAGCCACGCCGGGCCTGCCGAGCCGTGCCTTGCCACGCCACGCCACGCCTGCCGAGTCTCAGGCCGCAAGCCGGCCGAGGGATTCGGCCGCGTTCCACACCTGCGCCAGCTCCTGCAAGTGCCCGTACTTTGTGCGCAGTGCCTGCAATCCCCGCAGCGCGTCCTCGACCAGTTCGGCGCGCTTGGTCTGATCAGACAGCACCGTCAGAATCGGACGGTAGATATTCGTGCCACGGTCTGAGGACAGCGACACATACGCGCGCACTGCCCGGTCCTGTCCGTCCACCGGGATCACGCGCACCACGAGCCGGAGATACGCCTGCGCTTGCTGCTCGCGGTACTTCGGCCCGGCCTTCTCGTCGTCCCACTCGAACAGGCCGTGCAGGGCGGTCGCGGGGTCGGACGCGAACTCCACAATGGCGGCTGGCGTCACGGAGTCGCCGCTCCGCTGGACCAGCGCGTCCAGCTCCGCGCGCCGCAGGGGCGTCAGAGGATACGTCACGCCGCCTGTTCCTGCTCAACGAAAAACATGCCGTACCCCATCCCCGCCGATTGCTTGCTGTCCGGGCGCCCTTCGCCGATGCCCACCTGCGCCCCTGCGCGCATTAGCAGGTTGATTACATCGGTCGCCGTGAATTGGTCGGCGTCGTACGTCAAGCGCACATCCGCGCCCCACTTGCGCCACAGCGGACGCGCGCGAATATCGATCACGCCGGTTGCGTTCCGGACCACCATCGTGGACATCTCGGGGTCGGGCGCAATCAGATGCACGAGCGGCGTCCCGTCTTTCACGCAATAATCGTCGTTCTCCACGAAGACAGAGAGCTTGGCTTTCGTCATCTGGAAGCCCACCAACCGGCACGCAGAGATCATCGCGGCGCGAAACGCGGGCGCCGGAATGCCACAGCGCCCATTAGACCCCACGTGCTGCGCGTCCGCGAAATCTTGCGGGTAATTCCGCGCGGCGTGCTGCTTCTTTCCGCGACCCGTGCTGCCCTCTTGCTGCTTCGCCATGTACTCGCCCTTCTTGGAAAACCGATGCTGCATGTACGGCGTCTTTCCGGTGATGCGCACCGCGACCAGCCGCAGATTAGGTGCTTTGATCGTGATGGTCTGTGCTTGTGCTACTTCCGGGTTGGTGCTCATCCGAATCTCCTTGGCCGCAGTACGGCCCCTGTGTATAGTCGTGCCCCTCCGCGCGCTCCGCGGGGGTAGTGCGGGCCCTTCGAGCGGGCCCATATTCGCGGGCATGCCGTTTCTCTTGCCCTGCTTAGCACGGTCACGCTTAGGCGACCCGCTCCCGTCGCAGCGCTTTGGCGGCTCTCTCCACGTCCGCTCGAGACACATAGCTGGTCCCGTCGATGACCTTGAGCCGGTACAGCCCCCTGGCGGCGCGTTGCAGGATCGTGTTCCGGTGCACCCGGCCGAGCATGCGACCAGCCGTCGTCGGCCGGATCCATTCGCTTTCGTGCAGGTCTTCCGCTCGGCGGTTTCGCATGGTTTCTTTGTGGCGAGTCGTGCGCAAAACGTGCGCGTTTCGTTCGTGCGCTGATAATGCAGCCGAATTATTCGGCTGTCAAGGGCCAACATTCGTGTTTCTCATGGAACCGCCAGAAAATCGAGAGTTTGCGGAGCGGTTGCGGGGCGCCATGCGGCGGAAAGGCATGCAAGGGAAGGTCCTTGCGCCTCTCGTTGGCGTAGTCCCGGGGACGATTTCCGAATGGCGAGCGGGCAAGTTCGTCGCCGAGGGCGACAACTTGGACGCGCTTGCTGGTGCGCTGGGCGTGACATCCGAATGGCTGCGCCACGGAGACCGGCAAGCGGGGGCCGCGCTGTCTGCGTCTGAGTTGCGCGGCTACGCGATTGCAGTTCGCGACATGCTGGAGAGTGCGCGAGTCTCCCAGCAACGCATTATTGACGGTTTGGGGTCACTGGCCGCGCGTCCCCAACCCATAGCCACCACCCCCTCTACACAAAAACGGCCCGCCGTTATCCCCGGGGTGGTCTCACCGGACAAGAAACAGGGCGCGCGGGCTTGATGGATTCACCACGCCACGCCACCGCCAGAAGTCGTCCACGGCCGATTGACCAGCCAAGGCGACCGGAAGGGCGCTTAAGCACTGCGCGGTCCGGTGGTCGCCCACGACGCAGAACCACACCATTCCATCCGCGTCCGGTGGGAGGCGGTGCACGCCAGGCTCGCTGGCCCACTCCCCAAAGAGGTCCACGGCGAGGGCAACGACAGAAGGCGCAAGGGCAGGGGCGGCGGTGAAGGGCACGATAGCTATACGAAGGCCGGGGCAGGCATGGCACGCAAATGCTCGGCGTCGAGCACCAAAGGGCGTGGCGAAAGGTTCGGATTCCCTTCGGCATTTTTCGGTGTGGTTTATCACACTACCCGCGCGTCTCGGCGGCGCGCAACGGGCCGCACGCGTGACAGCGCACGCCGTTGGCAACCACCGCACGCCGTTGGCAATAAGTGTCAGCGCAGTGTCAGCGCAATAACAATTTCAACCGAGGTCAAGCATTGTGAAACGGGGATCAATTGTACTGGCAGTGGCACTCGCGCTTTCACCGATCTGTGCGAACACGCAGCCGCTGTCGGTCGCGGTTGTCGGCGATGGTTGGGAAGCGTTTCGCGGGATCGAATACCAAGGCGGGGATGTCGGGCTCACGAAAAAGAAGCTGGGCGCGATTGTCATAACCGACTCGTCTGTGGCCTTCCACGAATGCGAAAACGGTGGGTGCTACCCGACGAAGGGCAAGCCGCCGTTCAAGGGGCCGCCACTGCTTTACATCGCGCTGCGCGGCATTACGTCGGTCAATTCGAGCTCGCAGGTCAAGGACGTCGGGGGCTTTGGTAAAGCGCTCATGGGCAATCTCGCCGGCGACACCGAGCAGGAAGCTGTCGTAATTTCGTACGAGACAGCAACGAGTGCTGAGGCACCATTCTTCAAGACGCAAAAGGCGCAGTCCGCGGCAGTAGTCGCCAAAATCAATTTTCGGCGAAGGAAACTGACGGTGAAGGGAGACAGCGGTCGGTGAAGCCATTTGGTGTATGGGGCGGTGATGGCGCTTCTCAAGTGCCCGACTGTGGCCGGGACGTGAGGCGCAGTCACCTAGGGCATCCCGCACGATAGGGCGGGGCGTCACGCGGGTGTCAGCTCATCCCCGCCAACCGCTCCACCAGCGCCCGCAGTTGCGCGTCCCGAATCTCGCTCGCGCCCGCCAGCCACCGGCGCACCGTGCGCTCGTTGACGCGCACCAGAGCGGCCCATCGCCGCGCCGACAGGCCACTGTGGGAGATGGCCTGTCGGATTAATTCGGCGTCAGTCACGTGGGTCATGACCTACGCCTCGCAATCGTCGCAGTGGCCGCGCAAGGTCGTGTCGCGGTGATCGCCACAGCGTGGGCACGTGAACCGCGGCGCGGGCGTAACCGGGCGAGGCGGACACACGGCGGGTGCCAGTCGAATCATTTGATTCCAATCTGTCCCGGTCTGCACCTGCCGCCCGGCCACCAGTGCGGCGATCACCTCGTCTAGGCCCCACGCCGGGCCAGTCGGCTGCCCCTGTGCCGGGATACCCAGCAACGCGAAGACCCGCGCGCTCTCACGGACGGCGCAGCCCAAGTACGCGGCCACGTGACACTCTTCTACGTCGGTAAAATTGCCTGCGCTCATCCTGCGCTGGAGCGAGAGGATCTCTGTCGTCGCGGTCATTGTCGTCTCCGTCCGTGCCGGGCTGGATTGCCCTGACACCATATATCTAACGGGTAGGGCATTCGCTGTCAAGGCCTCACCCGAAAATACCTGCGCGCCTACTCGACACGCTCGCGCCCGTCCACTCGGCGCCGCATCACCACCGCGATTTCGTCCGGTGCGAGCGCGAGCGTCCGTTCGCCATCCGCGACGTCCAGCCGGACCACGCGGGCGACCTGCTCCACCCGACTGGCGGGGATCTCGGCCGGTACCCCCTCCGGCCCCGGCAGCCAGTCCCGGAGCGAGCGCTGCCCGATCCCGAGGTAATCGGCGAGCGCATTTTTGCCGATGCCTGCCGCGGCCAATAGCTCGGTCAAGCGCTGGTGCGTCTCCGGCCACACGGCGGGGCGCGGGCCGCCAGCGGCTGCCTCGGCCAGCACCTCGCGCTCGGCGTCGCTCCACTCGGCCTGCGAGTCCCGCAGGGCCTGCGCGGCTACGCGGGCCACACGCTGAGCGACAATCGGCGACCCGGCCTCAATCGCGCGCATCGCCTTGAGCGCGCCGTCCAGAGCCGCCGGGGATTTCCCGGCGACGAGCTGGAGGAGGGAGCGGTGCAATTCCGAGTCGGTCACGTGGCGGCCGTCGACACCCACACGGTCACGACGTCGTAGCCGCTGGCGCGATCGGACGCGACGTCTTGCGGCGAGACATACCGCCACGTGCCCTCGCCGTCACGGTAGGCGGGGACGGCTCCGGTCGGCGCGGCGGCCTTACTTTCGTCCGCCAGCGTAGCGCTGCACGTGCCCGGCAGGACGCGGCCCGTGTCGTAGTCGATGACGGTGGCCACGCGCGCCACGAGCCCGGCACGGGTTGCGAACTGCTCCGCGTCGGCCCGCGTCGAAAACGTGACGTACTCGCTGCCGTTCGTCGGCTCACCACTCTCGGCGTAGGCGAGCACATAGACGCCTGCGTCGAGGCGGAAAAACACCTGCTCGCCCTTGGTGATCGCGCCGTTGCTGTTGTGCACGGTGTGGGTCGCGGTCAGTATCTGTGATTCGCCGAGCGCGTAGAACGTCAGGGCGGGCGCCTTCTCGTCCTCTTCGTCTTCTTCGTCTTCCTCGTCTTCCTCGTCTTCTTCGTCCGACCACGGGTAGTCGATCGCAAGCTGCATCCACACACGTCCGACGATTTCACGCAATTCGACGATTCGCTGGTCATCTACTGGGGACCCGTCCGCCAGCCGGGCCGACACACTGTTCAGCGAGCCGCTGACAATGTGCAGCTCGGCGTCAGGGTAGGCCGCCTGTAGGGCTGCGACGTAGCGCGACGCCGCGGCGTCATTGGTGAGGCTGGTAAGATTCGCAGCGTCGTGGCTGCTGACGAAAATCTGGGCGATTGGCTCTTGCATTTGTCGTCTCCGGCCGGTGCGGCCTTGAGGGTGGCGTCGGCAGCGGTGCGCTGCTTGACTTGAGGTAATGTAGGCGCGTACGCCGCTAATAGCAAGGGGCGCCGCAAAGATAGCTATGCAACCCGCGCGTGCATATGCATTATTGCTAATGCACGCGTTTCCCGGTCAGGTCGGTACGACCAGTCGGCTCGCGGCGTACTCCAGAGCCACCGGGTCCAAACATTTCCGAAATATTTACGATTCCCCCATTGCGGAATACATGCCACCGATGTATACTTCTGGTGTGGGGCAAATGACCCTACACCACCCCTCACAGGGCACCGCCCGGAGACGACCAGTGATTGCACTACGGTATGAGCACCCGACCAATGGGCAGTACAACGAGACAGTCGCGGTCCTGCCGGGCGAGCGCCGGGTGGTCGTGAACACGCAGTACCGAGCGGTATTGCCGGTTGGCGGACACATCCCAACGGTGGGCGCCCTCTTTGATGCGCACCGGACTGGCTGTCCGCAGCTGATCGTGATGGGCGGCCGTTGCACCTGCGCCGCAAACGCGGATATCATGGCCAGCGCAGGCGATTTGGTCGCCGAGGCCCGCCCGCACGGTAAATTCGGCGCCGCGCCGCGCGCCGTGCCGCTCGAGGTTCCGGCCACGGTCCCACCTACAGCGATCGGCTGGTGCGACCGCTGCGACTCGTACTGTTACGGCGACTGCACGGCGAGCGAGGCCTAGGCGATGGGCTCCAATTGCATTATCGACATGGACAACGGCATCATTGTGCTGCAGTTAACGGACGCCGTGGGCCGCCAGTACCAACACAGCTACAACGGTCAAAGTGCGCAGTTGGCGTACGACGTGCGCGAGGCGCTCAAGCCCACGCTTGATCTGCGCGAGTGGGACGGCGATGAGACCGAGGATGACGGGTGGGTCGAGGTCGAGGATTGGATGGCCGCTTACGATATCGCGGACGTGGCAGCGATGAGCGCAAGCGACGCCGAGTCGATTGGGAGTGGCGCACTAATCGCGCTGGTCCGAGCGTTGACGACCGGCGCGTGACCGACCCCCGCGCCCAGCTCTCGGCCCTCCACCTGCAATCCGGCCTCTCGCTCCGCGAATTCGCGCGGCGAGTGATGGGCCGAAATGAGCGATCCCTGCGCGATTGGCTCGGCGGCCGACCGATGCCCGCGGATCAAGCGGCCTGGGTCGCGCGCGTGGCGTCCGTCGACGTGACCGATACCACGATTACCGTCCGCGTCGCGCGCTAGCGAAGCCGCTATGCACGCGGTTCGTGCATATGTATTTACGATTCCCCCATTGCGGAATACATGCCGCTGGTGTATACTTCTGGTGTGGGGCAACCGGCTCCACACCACCACTCACAGGGCTTCGCCCGGAGATAGCAAATGACACAGACCACGAAACTCACCGTCAACCAAGCGATCGTCATCCAAGCGATCGAACGCGCAAACACCCTACTGGCGATCACGGGCGACGGCTACGCACACGCAAAAACACTCGCGGAAATTATCGCGCGCCACGAAGGCACGCGCCGTGCATTGCATCGGTACGCAAACGGCATTGTGCGGGTTGGCATTTACGACAAGTCCGGCGCGCTGATCGCGGATTTTCACGGGACGGAGTCGGATCTCCACATCGCCTCCGGAGAGGGCTGAGCCGTGGGCGTCCCATCAGCCATTACCACGCGCCGACAACGCGCCGTCGAAAGTTTTCAGACCGCTGCGGAATGCATCGGCACGATTGAACCGGGCGCCTCGCTATTTGCGATCACGCGCGGCCAATTCTCCATGATCGACGCTATTCTCGCCTGCCTCGACCAAACGGGGCCGGCGCACGTCTCGCTCTGGACCTGGACCATCGCGGAATATGAAATCGAGTGCATGGAGCGGCTGCAGAACGATGGCCGGCTGACCGGCGGCACGCTCGTCATTGATCACGGGGTGCGCAGGGTGCGCAAAAACGAAATCATCAAACAGTGGCAAGAAAATTTCGGACCCGACTCCGTGCGCTACGTCGTGAATCACTCGAAAATCGCCACGATTGAAAACGAACGATTCCGGTTACTGTTGCGTGGCTCGATGAACCTCAATTTTAATCCGCGATTCGAACAATTCGACCTGACCGAAGGTGGCGCCGATTTCGATCTGGTGAAACGCATCGAGGGCGAGCTGCCGATCCTCCCGCACTCCGTGAGCGGGGAAGACGTCTACAAGGCCAGCAAAGTCGCGAACGCCTTCGCGCCCGAGCAACTCGCCATGTTTTCGGGGGCGAAAGTATGGGCAAAATAGACATTCTGGCGGAGCTGCAAAAAGACAACCTCCACGCGTCCGCGATCGCGCTCAAAGTGTTTGCCGACGCGCTCGGCGTGTACGAGGAGGCGTCCCGCAATGTCGCGCAACACGGGGCGATCGTGATGCACCCGCGCACGGGCGCCCCCATGGAAAATCCGTACCTGAAAATACAGACCGCAAAAGGGGCGGTTATTGCAAAAATGCGGACAATAGAAGCGAAGCGGGTCCTTGTGCTGCTCCAGCGCGAACCCGTGTAACGCAAAAAGCGGCGCCGCTACGCTCCTTCTACGCTCAAAAATCTGCCCCCTGTAGGGCACAACACTTGAGGTAATACCCGCGCGTGCATATGCATTATTGCTAATGCACGCGTTTCCCGGTCCCCTTGGTACACCATCACGATACCACCCGGATTGGTCCGCTGCCATTCGCGCGTGTAGCGTCTGGCTCGTTCGGACTTGCCCGGCGTCCGATTGCCGACCATCAGCAGGCCGCGTGATTCCTGGATGCTGGCCTTCCGCCGCTTCGCGCGGCGGGCTTGGCGGGCGGTCATGGATTCGCCAAAAAACGGCGCATATACACCACGGCATCACGCATCGGCCACTGCACCGAGTTTTCGTACTGAGCGCGGAGCCATTCGACGGCGCGGTGTTTGTGCAAGTCGCGCACGGTGATCGTGTGCGCATTCGCGCGCGTGACGCGCTGTAGGCGGTCGCCGTCCAGAGTGGGGAGCGTCATGACGGTACCGCGCTCAATGGCGAGCGTCATTGTTCTGACAGAGGTCGTATCCGACAGGGCGTTATAGTCGCAAGCGTGCGACACCACGTAGACCATTCGCTGATTACCATTCCCGTCAACCACCGAAACACCTTCCCGTGTTGATGTGGCCAGCTCCGACGTAGTGCTAGATACACCCGTCGGGGGCGACTCTCTAATACTAGCGGTTATTTCGGATTGGACCAGCGCGGTCAGGTCAGGTCGGTACGACCAGTCGGCTCGCGGCGTACTCCAGAGCCACCGCGACCCGCACGGCGTCACCCGGGCGCAGGCGTAACGAGATCGAACAGACTCCACGGCGCCCAGATTGTTTTGCGCTCGTCTCCGTCCGCCATCTCCACGGAGATCAGCGTCGCCGAGCGACCGAGGATCGGCGTAGACTGGTCGGCCGACAGCCCGCGCCGCAGCACCTGGCGCCCTATGGTCCAGTCGGCCGGTACGTCCGGCATCATCTGAGGCGGCAGCGTCCCGGTATCGGCCGCGCCGGTTGGCGCGTTCGGAAATTGGAGGGTGCCGTTGGGCAGCTTCCGTACGTGGTCCGCGACCGACTGAATCATGGGCAGCAGCTCGGCACGTAATTGGGCGACGGTTTGTCGTTTCATGGGTGGTGGGCGAGAGAAAACAGCGGGGGTCATTATCCAAACTTTTCGCGCATCCGGGCGACGGAGAGCGCATCACACAGGGCTTCGACCAGGTCGTCCTGAATGCCGTTGCTCAGGCCGGAATCGTCGAGCGCCACATGCGCGAGCTCATGATAATATATCTTCCACGCGTGCCGTGGGGTGCATGTCGAGTCTACGGTAATCGTGCGGGTGTGCTCTTCCCACAGCCCCCACGCCTCTACGCCGCGCTCCATCAGCGGCGTGCGCCGGATGACCGTGACCGGGCCACCGGGCGCCATGGCTTCTTTCGGCAGCGTCGGGTATTTGCGAGGAGCCATCACGCCGCCACCAGCGCGGTGTGAATATCCGTCTCTCCGTACGCGCGATGGAACGCAAATCCCTCGGCCCCTTTCAAATTCCCGACGTACCCGAGCTGATGATGCCAAGAATCCGTGCCACTCAGCGAGCGGCAGCGCCGGATGGTGACGCCCACTTCTTCATGGACATCGCTGGTGAGCGGGCGCACGACCGCGCGGTGTGTTTTCGCTTTGAGCGTGTGCAGGTGGCCCGTCAGCCAGACGCGGCAGGTAGTCACGGCCCACGCCTCTTTCGCTTCGTGCGCCATGAGCATCGGCAATTTCTCGTCTTTCTCTTTGTCGCCGTGCGTCAAGCCAATCAAACAGCAGCCCCATTGCTGATAGTGGCGCAAGCGGTCCGGGTTCACCACCTCGACATCATCCGTGAGCGCGTACATCGCGGCCAGCACTTCGCCGGCGTGCCATGTTTGCACGGTGTCGTGATTGCCCGGTTTAATCCATACGGAGACAGGGGCAATCCCACGCCATCCTTCAATCACTTCGCGCAACAGTGAGACCCCCGCACGAAACACTTTGCGGTAGCGCCCATCCACCTCTTGCGGCGTGCCGGCCGTCGTGGTGTTGCTCGTGTTGTCGGCCGTGAAAAAGTCGTCGCCCACGATCAGCGCGACTTTTTCCGGACGCAACCCCGCAGCCCGTTGCATCAAATGCCGATGCGACTGACGCACGCGCTCGAGCGCAATGTGCAGATCGTAATGCTCGCTTGTTTCGGGCGCCCACGCCATTTTCCCCAGGTGGGGCTCTCCCATGGTGGCGACGTAGAGATAGCCGCTCTCGGTGGCGTGTCGCGAAATCGGGCGCAGCGGTTTGATGTGCCGCTTGAGCCCATCGATCAGCCCACGGCGTGCGTGCACGGGCGCCTGACTCCGCCGTCTGAACGCCGCTTTGACTTGATACAGCGTGCGCGGCTCGGCCACCGTGCCGCCGCCCCAGGCGTTGCACGTGAAGCCCACGACCTCCCACAACAACGCATTGACTTCGCAAATGGTACATAAATCTTCGAGCGTGCGCACGGGCTCGAAGAGCATTTGCGTGAGCGTCGCGCGCTCGCCTCGGTCGGCCACCGACCATTCGCGTGTGCGCGGCCCCTCTGCTTTCGCAGTGACGGCGGCTTCCAGCGGTCTGTGCACGCGAATTGGACACCGCCCTAACGGCAGTGCCCCCCTCGCCCGGAGCGCCGTGACTTTGAGTTCCACGCTGGCGAACGTGCGGCCAAGGTGCCGCGCCACTTCTGCCGTGGGCGTGTGCGCGCTTTTGAGCTGTGCGAGCGTCGCCACGTCCGTGTCCGTCCATGGCCGCTTCGGGCCGCGCGCGCCGGTCCCGCCGGGGCGATGCGTCATCCGGCGCGTCTCAACCCCGCCAAGGGGAGGGGCGCAATCACTTGGCGACAATGACGGCATCGCCCTTTCTTGTGCGTCCTCCATTCGCGACAATGCGGACAGCGGGCGAGAGTTTCCGACGTACTCGGTCCGCACGGCCGCGCCTGTCGCATCCGGTCCTCGCGGTCTTCCGTGTGCTGAAGCTCCGCGCGGGTGAGTGCCACCGCCGGCGCTACCCGCACGCGCCGCCCTCGTCTATCAGGCTCATGCCGCCAGCGCTTCGCGCTTCTCGTACCACGCGCCGGTGGCGAAGTCGCGCGAGCTCGCCGGGACGATCATGATGAGGTACGGCGGCGCGCTAGGCATCGTGAAGAGTCCGTTCAGCAGCGCATACGTCAAATTGGCAGCGGGAATCGAGACCTCCCAAATGCCGCTTGCGCCGGAGTAGGCGACGGTGCACGTCAGCGCCGCGTCGGCCGTGGTCGCGTTGTGCGCGTTCGTGGTGGCGAAAAAGCATTGCGGGGGCGTGCCGACGACCGTGTACGGGATTTCATCGCCGTTCGTGTCGGTGGTGTTAAACGTTATTGGCATGAAAAATTTGCACGCCACGTAGAGCGTCGGAATGACGGAGAGCGCCATCGGTGTACCTCAGCGAATGAATTTGATTTTGGGCCGCGTGTCGACCTGGTGGTCCACGACGGCCGACGTGTCATGACGCGGAGACACCAGCGCGCCCGAGTAGCGCTGCTCTCCGAGCCGCGCGAAAATGAGGGTATCGGCGCCGGCGACCGCACCGGTGCCGAAATAGCCCACGCCGAAATACCCCGCGCCGACAAACCCTGCGCCGTACATCGCTAGCGGACGCTGCCGGCCGTGAGCGTCACCGACGAGCGGTTGCCGATCCCGTCCGTCGTGGCGGCGATCGCGTTGGCGTTGTCGGCGAGATTGCGGAACACCGGCGATGTCGGCAACCCGCTGGCCTTCGCCAGCGACACGCAGGCCATCAGCGCCGTGATCTCCTCGAAAGTAAGGGACCCCATTTTCGCATTGTAGACGCGCGCGAAAATGGCCGCGACGATTTCCGTCACCGCGTCGGTGGCGAGCGCGCTCGCGGTCACCGTGTTCGCCGCCATGCTGGTGACATTGACGTCGGCCGAATATGCGGCGCGCGGATCGCTGCCTGTAATCTCCACCGTGCAGTGGGACCATGCGACATCCGCAATCCCACTGATTTTGAAGGTCACGTTATCGACGCCCGCCAGCAACGCGGCGTCCGGCCCGTCCAGCCGGTATACGCCGGCGCCGACGTGCACGAACCCGCCGCTGCTCCACGCGCCTGATGGCGTCTGTGTGACTAGCGTGATCGCGACGGCCGCCGCGCCGTTGCGCACATACTGCGCGACAATGGTCGCGGTGTTAAACAGCCCCGCGGTATACGGCAGACTAGTAGAAATCGTCTCGGCGCGAAAATAAAATGGCTTGCTGGTCGCACCTCCAGCGTAGGATGTATCAACCATGGCAATTACCAGTAGAGGTGGTACGACTTGTACGACGAGGCGCTCGCGACGGCGCCAGCAAACCGATACGGACCGCGTCGTGCAAGAATCCGGCGCCAGTCCGGTGCATTCGCTACATCGCACGCGCTGGTCGTGCTCGCGCTGGTCAGGTCGCGACCATTGCCAGATTCGTCCGGCACCGTGACCGCACCGGTCCCGGCCATGCGCCAATTGCGCTCATAAAACAGGCGCTGTGAACAGGCGGGGACGACCGCGGTGGGATCGCACAGTGTCGCCATTTGACTGTGTGCCAACGCGAGCGCTCGGAATACGCGAATATCCCACACCTCGCAGCGGAGCGGCGACGTACCGCCCGCGTCATTGCCGACCGCCGTGCGGCGTGTCCCGGACACGACCGGTGCCTGCGTGTACGCGACGCGCTGCTGCAGCTTACCGTTTCGATAAAAGAATACGCCCGCGCCATCGTACATCACCCCTACATGCACCCACCGGCCAAACGGGACCAACCCGTCGATTGACGACACCGACGACGCGCCGGATGCGGGACAGCCGAGATTGATCGCGCCGCGCGTAGACAGAAAAACGAACACCCCGTTTCGTGGTGTCGCGGCGTCGTTGGTGTGCGCCCAGATATAGGTACTGCCCGCGGTCGAGATCTGCCGCACCCAGGCGCCCCACGAAAAAGCGGCCGCGGTCTGGTCGAGCGCGGTGATCCCGGTTGCGACCGCCGCGTGAACGGCGGTCGCGGAGTAATTGCGGGCGGCGAGCATCCTACTGCCCTTCGTCCGTGATCGGCAGGACCTGCACCAGGTGATCGCCGTTCGTGGTGCTGACCGTCTGCCCCGAGTTATTGAAGACCACCACCGAGTATTGCGGTCCGGGCTCGTTTGCCACAAATGTTCCGTTGAGTTGCGTTGCCGTCGACGCGCGCGCATAGATCGCCCCGAGCCATTCGACTTGCACCGGCTCTGTGGCCACCGCGGCGTCCGCCGTGCCCAGTCCGTCGTCGGACACGTCCGGACTTCCGGCTAACCGGCGCACCAATCCGACCTTATACGGAGCGCCGGCTGTTGGCGCGGTCGCCCCCGTGGTGATGCGCACCGCCACCAGCACCGACCGCGCGCGCGTCGTCGTGTTGACAATCACCGCCGTGATGCGCCCCGCACCATTTGCGACGGATCCAAAGGTGAACGACGGCGTGACCAGCGTCTCGAACGTCGTGAGATTTTTCGTGGGCATCAGGACCTATCCGTGGTGATGAGAAAAAGCCGACTACAGGAGCATGCCGGACAACCGACGCCCGCGCGCGGTCGGACCCACCGCACTCGGCGCCGGCAACGCGCGCGCATTGAACCACGCGCGGATCGCGGGCCAGTGTGTCGCGTTAAACGGCACGTTCGCAATCGAGCCGTGATCAAGGTCGTTCATCTCGCGCAGGAAAAACCGGTCGGTCGTCAGCACGTCCATCGTCGTGGACGAATTGGCCACCGACTCGCGCGCGACCCCCGGCGACGCGGCGTTGAGTGCGGTAATAAGCGGGCTGTAGTCGTTTAATCGGCGCCCCCAATCGGTCGCATCGAACTCGGGACGGTTCGACGTCGTTTCCATCCACGCGATGTTGGTGGTCAGCAGGCGGCCCGCGACTTCCGCGAACAGCACCGTGTCCGGGATCGGAGACACCGTGTTCGGCACATACGCGGGATTCGCCAGCGCAATCCCCGCCGGCAGCGTCGCGTAAATGCTGTTGCTCGCATTGTCCGTCAGGTCCGGTGAGTTGAAACTCCCGTCCACACCCGCGCAGGCGTTCCACAAGCTCGGATCGCGGTACCAGAGATGTTTCATCATGATCGCGCCCGTCGAATACCCGCATGCGTTGATCTGTCTGGTGTCGATATTGAACCCACGCGCCTGCTCGGCCTCGACAATAGCCCGATGAATCGTGTATGCCGCCAGCTTCGCGGCCAGTGAGTTGGTCGGGATCGCGAAAAACACCACGAACCCATCGACCTCTCCCGCGTCCGTGCGCACTCCAAACGCATCGGCGCGATACGACGTCATGGCGGCCGCCGCGTTCGCGAAATCATCTTCGAACTTGCCGGACTGGTGTAGCCAGAAATACAGCGGCAGCGCGGTCGCCACCGACGCGCCCGCGGGAATGCGCATCTGGTAGGAGAACGTGAAGCCGCCGCGCGCAATGGTCCGGAGCGGGTCATACCCGTTAATCACGTCATAGGCCGCCATTAGCGCACCACGCCCGCAATCGCCTGCTGAATCGCGAGCAGATTCGCGCCGGCTGCATTGCCGATCGCTCCTGCGTCGTAATCCTGCGGTCGCGCACCGGGCAGGGCGTTGCGCAGAAACACGCCGCCCGGCATGAATACATCCAACGTCATGCGGCCCGCGCCCGTCGCGTTGCCCGTCAGGACGTAGCTGCTCGTCATAAAGACGTTGTCCGTGATCGTCGTGCGCGTCTGCGGCTTCCCGTCGAAGGACACCGCTTTCTGTGCAGGTCCGCCGCTGAAGCTGTTGCGATCAATCGTGACATCCACCAGGTCGGCCAGCAATTGCACGCCGACGCCCGCGGCGCCGCTGAATGGATCGCGGCCGACGTTCTCGAACACGTTGTTGAACAGCACCACGCGTGACGTCGGATGCGTCGGCATCGTGCCACCGTTGTAGGCCACGCGCGCCAGAATATTGGCACCGGACGTGCTGTTGCGAATCACGTTGTTCGTCACCATGACGTCGGCCACCGTCGTCCACGCCCACGCTGTGTTGTTGTCTGCCAGCGTCTGGAACAGGATGGCATAGCCCACCTGCGCGTCAGCCCAATGATTTTCGATCACGTTGCCCTCGAACAACACTCGCTTGCCGTGCTTGAGTTCAAAGGCGGCCTTCACCGTCCAGACGCCACGCCCCCACGCCAGCGGCTTGTAGATGTAATTGCGCGTGATCGTGATGTCGCTCGGCGAGACGTTGGCGATCCGCGGATCGGCGCCCCCGAACATGACGCCCTGACCGGACGCCTCAATACGATTGTTGTCGATCAGGAACGGGCCCGGCCCATTCCAGCCACCGACCCCCTGCGCGTCGTTCCCTTTGCCGTGGCATTCGGTCACGGACGAGTGAATCAAGGCAAGCCGCATCCCATTAAACGCGACGCAGCGCGAATTCCCCACGGTCGTCGACCCGCGAATTTGCACGCGGTCGAGTACGATGTCTGTCGGCACCGCAGCGAGCGTGGTCTCATCACCGCGCCCCAGCACCACGATGCCGTAGTTCTGGTGGCCCGTCGTCGGCGCGTGCGCGATCTGCAGACACACCACGCGCCAGCGTGCTGCGCCCGGTGCGGTGCGCAAGGCGGGATCGGTATTCAGCGTCTGAAGCATCGCGGCGTGGCCGCCCGCGGTAACGCGCACACCAACCGCCGGCGGCGTGGCGCATCGCACCACCACCCACCCACCCGACTGTTGCACAGGCAACACAAAATTCCCGGTGAACACGGCGCCGTCCGCCAGCACCAGCTCGTCCCCCGACCGCGCCGCGTTGAGCGCCGCTTGCAAGTCGGCGCCAGACGGCACCATCACGCGCCGTGTACTCACGGGGTACGGCACCGTGAACGTGGCGGGTGGTGTGGGGACACGCCAGCTCCCCGTGGGTCCCGGCTGAGAAGGCGGTACGACCACGCGCGCGGAGATAAGCCGCTGCGTGATTTTCGCGTTGGGGTACGTCGTATACGACAGCGTCAGCGCATCGGCTTTCGCGGCCGGCGCGGTCTGTCGCGGCCAGCGCACCGTATCCGTGGCATTGGCCGGTATCACACGCACACTGCGCCGCGCGCCATAGCTCCACGCCACGCGCGCACTGTCGTGCGTGGTGCCGCCGGCTCTTACCGTCAGCACCAGCGAGTCGGCGCGCGTGCTGTCGATGCGCACCGTCTGGGCGCCCGTGCGCGTCGTGCCCATCGCGAGATACACTAGCAGCGCCACCACGAATGCTGCGAAGGACTCGCGCGAGCCCACGGCTCGGTGCGCGATAAAGAGGGCCGCTCGATACAGGCGATTCATTGGCGCACCACATGCAAGAGCACCCCTGCGCCCGCCCCGATCACACTGATCACCACATTCGATTTCCAGGTCCGCTTCGGTCGCGCTACCTCCACGGCCAGCGAATCGCGCACCACGACTACGGCCGTAGCGAGGCCGCGAATCGCTGCCGTGTCGGCCGCATGCACGGCGTCGGCGCGCTCGGTCACGATCGCGACTTCCGCGATCAGTCGGCCGCCCATCACTTTGAGGCTGTCGTTCTCGGTCGCTACCGCTTGGCTGGCCGTGGCTAACACGGCCACCGTGGTGTCAGCCCTCGCTGAGTCGCTCAAGCGCTCCAGTGAGGCGGAGAGCGCGTCCGTGGCCGTGCGGCTCGCGATCACCGCTCGCAGGGCGCGCAATTCTTTCGACTGCCGCGCGCGGGCTTCCCGCAGCGCGCCCGACTCGATGTCGCTGGTATGTTTGGCCGCGGCGAGAATAGTCACGGCTGCAAGATTGACCGAATCGCGGGTCCTGTCGGCCGCACCTGTGGCGGCTGTGGCCACAGCGGACTGGTGCCAGCGCTGACCCTGCACCACGCCAAGCGACACGGCCCCAGCCACCGCGAGCGACAGCCAGACCCAGCGGGGGAGGGCGAGGAGCGTGCGCCAGGTCATGGGGCCGCCCCGTATTTTTGCCACACCGCGCGCATTCCCTGCGCGCGAAACAGGGCGCGGTCCGCTTCGGTCGGCGACGCTGGACACTGGCCCCACTGCACATGCGGCAAGTCGGTGCGTGGGCGCTTCCAGCGACCGCCCCACGTCAACCCACCGCGTTCCGCCGCGTCCCCGATCTCATTCCAGAACGAAACTGGCGCATCCCATGGCGTGGCGTCCTTCTCCACGACATCGACCGCTAATCCAAACCCGTGCCAACTCGTGAGCGCCGTGGGCGCATTCGTGACCTTACCGCGCCCGTCGTCATACAATCGGCCGAACCCGTGCAAGAACGCTTGCCGCGGTTCGGTGCGCAGCGTCTCAAACGCCCACTCAGCGCGGCCGCCTTCCAGCGTTTTCAGCATCGCGCGCACGGCTGCCGCGAACGCGGGCGCGCACACATCGAGCGAGCGCTGCACGGGGACTTCTGGCGGGACGATTCCGAATTTTGCCATTACGAGGCCCCGCCCGTCGGCCCGACCTGCGTGATCTCGGTCGTACTCGTCACGCTGGACCGCTGCTCCGGGCCGGTCTTCCCCGTGATGTACGCATTCGACAGGTTGAAGCCGCCAGCCGCGACCGCGAAAATACCAGACAGCGCCACCACCATCGACGCAATAGCATCGGCCGCCGTGGGCTCGCGCACCGCTTGCAGCATGCCGAACACGGCGACCCCCGCGCCGAGGATCATCGTAAACAGCGACAGCAGAAATTTTCGGCCGTAGCGATCGACAAGTGTTGGCTTGCTCATAGCTCCCCCAAGTGTCCGCGGATCGCGGCAATCGCGGTCGCGTGGTCCGCGTTGATTTTCCCTTGCTTGTCCGTGAACGACTCAATCGCGGTCGTGTTCTCGTGCGTGCGTTTCGACAAAGAATCGACGGAGCCGGTGAGCTGCTGCACCGACGCGCGGGCCGCTTGTACCTCGGGCAGCACGGTGTCATTGACAAACCGCGCGCTCCGCTTCCCGGCCCAGCTGAGGAGATACGCCATCGCACCGCTCGTCATCCCGACAATCGTGCCGATGATGATAATCACGGGGCCGTATTCCTTGACGAGCGCGGCCATGCTACCAAGCGTGGGCATTACAACATCCTCTGTAATTGGGCGAGAGAAGGCAGACCGGGCACCAACTTAAACACGCGATGGAAGGACGATGCGCCCGCGGTCGTGCCGAGTGCAGAGAGCCGCACACGTGCCGTGGCCCCCCAAGCCGACGCAAGCGAACTCGCGGCGATGGTCGTGCTTTTCACTGGAGCCGCGCCGTTGACGGCCTGCCATATTTGCACGCTGCCGTCGGCGTAGAGGTAGCCCCACTGGATCACGAAATCGCCAGCGGACGGCGCGATGCCCAACGCGCGGTCACGCACCGTCGATCCGTTGTCGTGCTCCACGACGTACGCCGTCCCATTCGAGTACACACGGAAGCGTGCGCCCGTCGCGGCGTCGTTGGCGATAGACCAGAGCGTGACGCCCGCCGACGCCATCGCTCCGCTTTGGCGAAACTCGTGATAGAACCCAAACGGCTGCGGCCGGAAAGGCGCCGCAAAGTGAAAGCGATCCGAGCTCCCCATGCGCAAGAACATGGTTTGCACACTGCTAAACCACGGCACGGTCTCAAAAGCGGGATGCGTGTAGCCGAGCGTGAACGAGTTCAACGCGGCGTCGGCAATCGTAGAGACAATGCCGCGACTGAACACGGCTAGCTGACCGCCAACAGCGGCGGCCTCCACATCACTCGCGCGAAAGTGCAGCAAGCAGCGCGAGACGCGCGTTCGTTCGGATTGATCGCGCATCGGCGCGATCGCGGGCAGCGGCATGTCAGTGCTCCCAGTTGCGGCGGTATTCGTACAGCGTCGACACCGAGGCCTCGAGCGTCGGCATCACGCCCAGCTCCCGGTTCGCATCGCGCGGAAGGATGTGGAACCACGTGCTGCCCGTGTCCCACGTCGGCTGCAGAGTGCGGGCGTCGCCGCTGTCCACCTTCACGATTTGCTGTGACGCAAGATCGAGAATCATTCGTTCGCCGGTGGCAAGATTCGGCGTAATCGCCAGCTGCCCCCACTGGACGCCTGCCATACTGCGATAGGTGATGGTCAGTGCGGTGGTGTTCGGGCCGGTGACGTAGAGTCGCCCGTCATGTCCGACCGTACCGACCGAGACACGCGCGGGGGTCGTGCTCAGCACCAGATGCGTGGGCTCGGTATCCATAAACGCAGCGTTTGCGCACGCGACCTCTACCACGAGCGTCGCTGACGCGTTCAGGAAAGACGGCGAGCTGACCGTGCCTTCAAACACGCGACACATGCCGCGAATGCGGCGCATCGATGAATGCACGAACGTGACCTCGACCAATCCCTCAAACAGATCGCGCAGGGTGTCCAGCAGTGCCCCGCGCTCGGCCATGGTGAGACGGAGGCTGGTGCCGAGTTCAAATCGAAGCACGCGCTCGCCGATGGTGCTGACCGGCGCGTGCACTCCGCCCGCGCGTCCGGGCAGCGCGAGGAAATCGCGGACGCGATTCAGCCCGGAGACCGAGGGCTGCCCTTGCGTCAGGATCAGCCCGAGCTCTTCGATCGGCGTGCCGTTGATGGCGATGCTGGTCAGTGCCATTACGCGACGAGCTCCTCGAAGAAGGGACGATCCCGATCAAACCCGATATCCAGCACCGCGACGTGTCGCGGGTCGCACGTGATGCGCAGCGCGCGCTGCGTGTCGTTGACGACGCGCAAATACACCGACTGGCCCAGCTCCACCGTCTGCGGAACGACCTGAGCTCCGGAGATTTGCGAGAGGTCGATGATGGTGCCCGCAATCGGCGACGTGACCATGTGCGCCAGTTGCAGACGGCGCGCGCCGCGCTGCCAGAGCACGGTCCCGTGAGATGTCGGCGTGAACGGCACGCCCGTTTCGGTGGTGAGCACGACAGAGGCGGAATGCACCATTAGCATGATCAAGGCGTTGACGTGCGTCGAATCCGCCGCGGACAGCTTGACGGTTAGCGAGCGGTGCTGCGTAACCGGGACCTGCTGCGTCATCGTGAATGTGACCGGTACGGGCCGTGGGTCGGTTTGATACGACGCGGGGACCGCGACGTTCACCGTATTGGTATACGTCACCGGTCCTACGGGATCGCGCACCTCAAGCGTCACCGGGTAAATGTTCGGCGTCGGCGATTTGCTGCTGAAAAAATTCGTGCTAATCGGCACGAACAGCGAGGCGACCACCGTGCACGTCGCCGTGTGCGCGGCGCTGCCCGGTATCGTGAGCACAAACGTATCCGACGTGGTACCGTTGACCGTGCGCATCACGTGATACTGCGGCACGTCCAGCGCCCAGCCGTGGGTATTGCGATAGACGCGCAGCCCCGTGTTGTCACTCAGCGTCCCTGGCGCTGCAAACATCAGCGGGATCGTGCCCGCGCCGCTGCCGTTGAGCGTGGTGGTCGCATTGCAAAAGAACAGGTCCGCGCCCACGCTGCCTGTATCAAATGCCGCGAGCGGCAGGATGCGCGCGCGGGTGGGGTACGAGAGGACCGCGCTGGTCGCGCCAGCGCCCGCACCGCTGCTCACGACGAGGTACGCCACCAGCACGTTGGCGCTGTCCATCCACCGCGCCGCTGCCGTGCCGTACGACTGCGCGAGTCCCCCGGTCCATGTCGCCGTAGCCAATCCGGCCTCGGAAAATTGGGCGGTCGCGCTGGTCAGCGTTTTGATAACGGTGTCGGTTTTGGTGACCGTGATGAAAAATGGATCGGTCGGCGTGACGCGCACGAGCGCGTCCGTGGGCAGCGTGATGTCGAGGCACAGCACGCCGCTTTGGGGGTCGTAGTCCCGCCACAAGACGGCGGCGAATGTCTCGCCCGAGAATCGCGTGAGGGTGACGGCGTCGCCCACGATCAGGGGCGGCGTCGAGGGGACGATGTTGGCGTCGACAAGGCCGTCCGGAGCGATCTGTATCACATCGCCGAACACCGTTGGGACGCCAAAGAAGTTCCAATAGTTGATGTATTGGGTGGATCGTGCCTTATACGTCCCCCCATACTCAAACTGAATTTTGTCGCCGTTCGTAAGCTGGCGCGTCACGGTGGCAAACGATTTCAAGTCGAGCGCCATCGCTGCGGCCGCTTGGTTCCCGTCGACGGTGACCGATTGCACGACACCGGACGTGCCGCGCATCGAGAGTGTCTGGCCATCGGTAATCGCATAGGCCAATCCGGCGCTCAGCGTCACCGTCGCCTTGCCGTCGCTCTTGATCGTGTGGCCCGCCCCGGAGGGCGCGGCGCAGAGTGCCGCGCTGACTCCCGTCATCAGCTCGCCCTTCCGAATAATTGCATTCGGCAAAAAATTGTCGACGACGATACTCGTGTCACTGACGGAGACGGCCCCGTTCACCATGCCGGTGAGGTCCACGGTATCGGTCACCGGGTGCGCCTCGACCCAGCCGGACGCGCCCGCGGTCCAGCCTTGCACGCCCGTGATGAACGCGGCATTCCGGACGAAGTTCCGCTCCCCCCGTCCGCCGGATACGTCCTCTTGGCCTGCGACGCTGCCGTACGCCAAGATGCCGCCCGGATTCACCATCGCGACCAGCGGCGTGCCCAACGCGTCGGCGACGATGCGCACGTGCAACGCGGTGGTGTTGAGCGACGTCGTGCTGGCCAGCTGTATCGACTGATCGCTGACGCGACTCGCCAGAATCTCGCGGCGCGTCGGCGTGGTGCTGGTCGCGAATTCCAGGAACAATCCGTTCAGCTGCCCATCGAACACAATCGGCACCACCAACCCGGTGGGGTCCCGCAGCGTCACCCACGCACTGTCAATGACCGACACCTCCCAGCTCGTGTCCGCGATCGTTGCGCGCTCCACGGCCCCTTCCGCCACGGCACCGAACGGCGTGACGACGGTGAGGATTTCCGTATCGTCCTGCTCACTGGTGTGGCGGACCAGATTCAGGTCGGTCGCGACCACAAACGCGGTGGCGGCGCTCCCGCGGCGCACCGCGAACGCGAGCTGGTAGCGCGCGCCCGCAGACGGCTGATACAGATACGGCTCGTAGCCAGTCTGCTCGACGAGCCGCTGTATCAATTGCGCGCGATTCCAGTGCGCGAAGTCGACCGTGCACATGGCGTCCACGTCAATCGGGCCGAGCGTACTGTCGATCCATTCCAGCCCGTCTACCGCGAGATTGGGCAAGAAATACGTCGTGCATAATTCGGAGATCGTGCCCTCGGCTGCGAATGCGTACGTGGGCACGCCGTCGACGACCTCGCGAATCAGCCCCGCTTTGGCAAGGGACGCCCACGGCCCCGCGCCGACAATCCGCGCCCACGCGCCGCTCTCGTCCACGACGAGGGACGTGATGCGATACTCGAACACCCGCGCATCGTCCCGCGTCAGGCGCACGGTGCTGCGGTTTCTGAGCGAGGCCGGCCACGCAATCGTACAGGCAAGCGTGTCGTGATTGTCGACCTGGCGCACTTGCGTGCATTCGGCCGCCATGACGTGCAAGCGCTCCAGCGCCACGCCAACACCGAACCCGCTCACCACCTCGAGGCGCATCAGATCCGCCCCCCACTCAACGCCGTGAGCCCACTGGCGCGCTGCCGCATCGCCTGCGAAATCACTGGCGCGAGTTTGCGACCGAACGCGTCCAGGTCCGCGCGGGTCATGTCGGGCCCGAAGCCGCTGCCGGCCGTAATGTGCACCTGCGTTTGAAACGTGACCGGGCCCGTAAACGTGCCGAGGCCTGCCGGGAGCGCAGGCACGCGCAACGTGGGCAGCTGGCCCTCTCCGGCCAGCATCAGGTCGAGCATGCGCCGCTGCACGATCAATTGCGACTGCAACAGCCCGTCAATGCGGATGGCCTGCACGCTGCTGATGTTTTTGACGGCGCTCGCCACGAACTCGCTGCGGGAGTCTTCCGTCGACGGGGACCCGGCCGCCCCCACGGCGGCGGGGTCACGCGCCACGGCGGCGGCGGCTTGCTGGTCGTACCGGTCGTTAATCGATTTGACACTCAGCAGTCCGTTCGCGACAATCGTGTCAATGATCGATTGCGATGCACCCAGCGCTTTCGCCTCAATGACTTTTTGGTTGGTGCGTTGCTGCGATTCGTTGATGTCGGCTTGCCGGTCGTTGCCGGTGAGGCGCAATGATTCGTTGCCGACGTCGGCCGTCAGGTCGGACAAGCGCGCGGCCGTGTTGAGGATCGCGTCAGCGGCACTCTGTGCGGTGCTGGCGAGCCCGTCGAGACCGCTGTCAATGGCGAGCATGGCGTCGAGGAATTCGTCTTTCGTGAGATCGAACTTGTCGAACACCCCTTGCTCCGACATTCCATCGATCGTCTTGAAGAATTCAACGAGACGCGTCTTCGCATCAGTGATGCCAGCAGCCGAACTGGTGTCGACCGCGCCAAAAAAGTCCGTGATGGCCGGAGCGAGGGATGCTAGGAAGTTCGCAAACGCTTCGGCGCCTTCCGCATCAGTCACGGCGGTCAGATTGCTGCCGCTCTGCCGCTTGCGTGCACGCTCGGCCGCCTTCTTGGCGATGTTGGCTTCCACTTCCTGCTGCGCTTCGTCCGTGGCGTTGCCGAGCCCGGAGAGCAGGCCCTTGATCAAGCCGACGATCACCGTCTCCTCTTCGGTCAGGCCATCTTGCAGCAGATTCGTGTAGAGCCCCTGCAAGTTCGTACGGAACGACTCCGCGCCCGCGCTGGTGCTCAGGTCGACGGAGCCCAGGATGTCGTCCAGGACGCCGTTAAAGCCTTTCGACGCGTCCAGCGTGCGACCGAATTGCGCGCGCTGGTTCCCGCCGAGGATGGCGTTGTCGTCGTCGACTTTGGACAGCGCGCGTTGCACGCGTTCGGCGAGGGAGTCAAAGACGTCGGCGGCGGTGGAGAAGATATTGAACAGCGCATCGAGCACCGACTGTTCCTGCTCTGAGATCACACCATCGGCGAAAAACTCTGCGTACTTCGCGGAAATGGTTGCTTTCAGTGCGTCGATACCGTCCTGCGTGGACAGGTCGATGCCCGTGAACAGCTTACCGAACTTTGCGGTGGTCGCGGTGACCAGGCCGTCCAGGTAGTCCGCGCCACTGATGCCGAACAGCTTCGCGCGATTCGCGAATTCTTTGAGCGGGTCGCGCTGGTAGGCGTCCGCCGCGGCGGTTTCTTCCTTCTGGACCTTTTGCAAATAGGCGAGGTACGATTTGCCGGATTCGCTTTGGTCCTTCGCGGCTTCCAGAATCGCGCGGTCTTGCTCCAGCTTCACGCGCAGCGCCGCGGCTTCCTCGGTCCGGCCTTGGGCGATCAACGAACGCACGCGCAGATCGTCGGTGGCATCGGCGTTGCGCTGGTCGTTGGCCTCCTTAAGCCTTTGCTCATTTTTCAGAACTTCATCGGCAATGCGCTGCAACTGGTCCGCGAACGCGTTCAGCGATCCGGCCAACTTCTTTCCCGCGCCGCCGCCCGTCGAAGCAGCGTTTACCGCGGCCGCGCGCAGCGCATCAATCTCTTTCTGCACATCGGCCGCGCTTTGCGACTGGAAATTGCTGCCCGCGCCGGCGGACTTGAATCCCACAGATTCAGCAGCCCTGCCAACCAGATCATCGGCATTCTTCAAATTCTGTCGCAACTGCTCTTGTAATCCCGAGCGCTCCACAACCGCGAACTCGTCCAGTGCGCGGTTAAACTCCGCGGCGGCTGCGCGCATCTGCTTCGCTCGTTCGGCCGCCTTCGTGCCAAACAAATCCAGCGCGCCCGCTAATTCAATCGCGCCACCGATCACGAGCGCAAATACGTCGGTTTTCGCCGAGAGTTTTTGTGCACTTGACGCGGTCGTGGATTTCCCGACTTCTTGCGCCGCACTCGCGGCCTTCAGAATCTGCGACAGCTTGATGCCGGCGCTTGCCAACTGGCCGAGCTTCGTGCCGCTCTCGCCCAACCGGTTTGCCAGATCCCCAGCGGCATTGGATGCGGCCAGCAGTCCGGCGACCAACAGCGACGACTGGTCAACCGCTTCCTTGATCGGCTTCGCCGGGCCCTTGTCGCGGTTGCCTTCCAGCTGCTTCCGCCGTCCAATCAACTCCACGAGCAGCGCCTCGGCCTTCGCTTGCGCGATGGTGGAGAGTGTCCCGGATTCTACGACGAGCTTGAGCGCGGCCTGCGTGGTCTCGAGCGTGGCGAGCGACGCCTTGTACTGGGTGACGGAAATCGTTTGCCCTTCGTATTCCGCATTGCTCTGTTGCTGCGCAATGCCGACGACTTTGAGCGCCCTTTCGTAGGCGGTCTGCTGGTCGGTGAGCGCTTCAAGCTCCTGCTGTTCTTTCCGGAGTTCCGCCTCGTCCAGTACTGATTGCCAGACCTGCTGCGCTGCGCCCGCGCCCGCGAGCGCCTTCCGCATCTCAAGGAGTTCGTCGATGCGCTTTTTGTACGCGACCGTCACTTCCCCGGTAGCGCTCCGGCTGATCGCGCTGGAGAATTCGTCGTATTTCTTGGTTAACTCCTCGAGCTTGACGGTGCGCAGCCGCTCCACATCGTCGGCCAATTGCGCTGCGATGGTTTTCACGGTGTCGCGGGCAGCGGCCTGTTTCGTTTTCTCCAGTTTCGGGATGAGCGCTTCCAGTGACGCGACCACAGCCTTGTTGCGCGCGATCGCGTCCTGTACGGGGTCTCTCGTCGTCCCGAGTGCAGCGCCGTAGTCTCGAATGCTCTTGGCGGCCGTGTCGAAGTCCTTGGCGGCTTCGGCGGCCCCTTTTGCCGCGGATTGTATCGCGGACTGATCTGGCGCCCCTTTCGGGGCAGCGGCCGTTGAACTCCGGCCCTTTTCGCCAAACGGCGTAAACACGGTATTGTCGAACAAGCCGGAGAGCGTCGGCGCCTTCGGCGCAACGATGCCATTGCGGCCGTCGAAAAACGCGTTCGCGGCGTTGGTCATGCCCGCGTACCCATCGCGCACGAGGTCTTGTCCCTTGCGGAACAGGCCAAGGCCGGGAAGCAACACGCCGGTCAGTGTAATGGAATGTCCGAGCAGCGCCTTCGCAGATTCTGTGACGAACTTTGTCAGATAGCCGAAGCTCTCCGCAAACGATGCGATTTTCTTTCCGTCTTCCTCGCTCGATTTCGTCAAATCGGACAGGGCTTTCGCCAATGCGGCACTCGCGCCAGATGCTTTGTCGAATTCGCCGACCGCCAACAACAGCGAGTTCTTGACCTGCGTCATCGCGCCGCCAACGGTCAACGCAATCGCTTTCGATTCACTGTCGATGGAGGCGCCCGCTTTGAGCAGCGCTTCCGTGACGACCTGCGCCGTGATCTTGCCCTCTTCCGCGTACTTGCGCAGTTCACCAATGGTGACGCCCAGCGAATCGGCCACCGCCTGCTGTAAGCGTGGCGCATTCTCCGCGATCGAGTTGAACTCATCGCCGCGCAGCACACCGGAGGCCAACGCCTGCCCCAACTGACGGACCGCGGCGCTCGTTTCGGTCGCGCTCGCGCCACTAATCAGGAAGGCTTGGCCGACCGTTTTCGTGATTGAAACGAGCTGGTCTTGTGACAGGCCCAGCGCCTTCGTAGAGCGGGCGAGCGACGTGTACAGGGCGACGTTGGCGCCCATCTCCGACCGCGTGTTCTGCGAAACAGCGAACAGCTTCTCTTGCACCGCGTTGAGGTTCTCGGTGCCCGTCGTCACCAGCGACAGTCGCGAGCGCATGTTGGTGTAGGCGTCGGCCAGCTGGATGGCTTCACGCGTGTACTGCACGGCTTTGTAGGTCACGGCGGCGCCCGCAAGTCCGCGAAAACTGGCCGCAAGCCCCGCCACTCCGGTGGCCGCTTGCTGACTAGCAGGCGCCGATGTCGACAAGGTCGCGCGGCTGGCCTCAATCGCCGCGTTCATGCGATACGCCGCGACCTCGGCCTTGCCCATCGACTGCGCGTGCAACTGCTCGGCCGTGGCGGCCTTGCGGAGCGCCTCCGATTCCTTGATCGCCGTCGCCGCCAGTCGCTGCAATTCTCGCTCGTGGCGCGCCGCCGCCGTGGCCGCTGCTTGCGCGGCCTTCGCCCCTTGGTCAGTCGTCCCCGTGCTTTTGCGCTGGGCCGCTTCGAGTTCACGGAACGCCTTCTCCACGCGCTGAATCGGCCCGGCATCGGCCGTGACGGGCACCGACACCGCAGTCTTGCCTAAGTCCGCAACGATTTTCTCGACACGCCTCGTTTCTTTGTCGAAGGATGCGGCATCGAGTTCCAGTGCGTAATAAAGCCCCTCAAGCCGCGTCGCGCCCATTAGGCCGCGGCCCTGGCTTTCGCCTCAGCTTTTTGCAAGCTTTCCCATTTGTAAAACGCCGTTGCCGATGCCATCCCGTGCGACCATTCATGAGCAAACTGACTCGTCGGGATACCCGCTTCACTGGCCATTATGGCCGCGAACGCATCGGGGGACATCGTTTCAGCGCCGGCGCCCGCGAACGCATGCGTGCGCGCGACAATCGCTCGCTGTCGCGAATAGGAGACTTCGATGTAGGCGGCGCGCGCCAGAATCAAATCGTGTCCGTCGTATACACGTGTCCACGCGGGGGGCATGTGCTCGCGCTGTCCGTCGTCTGGCCACGGCACATCGCTGCCAGGATGTGTGACAATCCATAGAAACTCACGCTCGAGCCTATGCTGGTGTTCCTGGAATCGCGCCAACGCTTCAAGGGCCTCGGGCGTCGGTTCCACGTCCTGCAAGAGCGTGGCCTCAATCGCCACGCGACGCGGCACAACCCACCGCAATTCTGCGTCAAGCATTGACACGCGATCCATTGCATAGTTGCCCTTCGGATAGACCGGACGCGTGGTGCCGTCCGCCATCGGGACATGCACCGGCTTTTCGTAGAGAGCCGCCTGCAAATCCTGCGCGTCTTGCTCACTCCACCGCGGCAACTCCATCGACGGCGCGACGACCCCGCCCGCATGCAGCCGATGGAGCTGGCCATAATACGAGAGCCACGCGCCGCCGTCCGTGCCCGGGTTTTTCGCGCTGCCGGGCGACTTCCCAGCACGCAACGCGGCGAAGCCCGGATCGTGGAGTAATCCGCGTTCGAGCTCCTCACACAGTCGCTGCACCGCCTGCGCGGACACACACGAACCCCCGCATAACGCCGAGACGTCATGCGGGGTCGCTAGCACGCCGCTCACGCGCGCTGGTAGATCTGGAACGTGCGCGGCTTGAAGCTGAGCTGGATTTTCGCTTCCGCCGCTTGCGTGAACACGGTCGTCAGACTGATCGTGGGTGCGCCCTGCCACCCGACGATGGTGACGGTCTCGCCCGACTTCGTGAAGCCTTTGAAGACGAGCGTTTGTGACGCGGCCGTGGCCAGCCCTTGGCCCGACAAAATGGAGGACACCAGCGAGCCCGAGGGCAGCCCCAGCGCCAGCATCACATTCGCGGTCGTGATGTTGTTCGTCTCCCACGCCAGTTCGAGCGGCGCCTGGAGGATTTTCTTTCCGAAGGAATACTTGCTCGTCTCGGACCGCAGCACCTGTGAGGACCCGCCGACGTTGACGCGGAACCCGCCCGTCACGCCCAAGTTCGGCACCAGCGTTTGTGCCACGAGGGCGACCCCCGACGCATGCCCAGCGCGCACGCTCGTGTACAGATTCAAGTTCAGCGTCGCGACCGCTTGCACCTCGTGAATCTCGGCCGCGTCGCCGACCCCAAGCTGTACGTACGAGCCCGCCACAATGCCCGTGGCCGACGTCACCGGGATGACATACGCGCCGGCCGCCACAATGCCCGTCGTGGTCGTGGCCGCGCCCGCCGTGACCGTATTGACCGATGAAATCGAGTCGAACACATCACCGCTATCGCCGGCGAACGTCGCGAGCGTCGTCTGTGGCGCCCAGAGCGAATTTGTATCATCGATCGCCCACATGGACGCCATGCCGCTGACCGGCAGCGTGGTGAGTGCGCCGCGCGCGAACGAGGCCGAGAACGAGGTCGGGTCCATCGTCAAGTTGTACAACCGGAGCGCGCCGAACGTCCCGTCCACGCGCTGGAACGGGAGCACCAGATTCAGTCCCGACTGGCCGCCGAATTCTGACCCGTCGCTGGTCAGCAAGCGCGGCCCGACGGTGCCCGTCTGTTGCGCGTTCGTCCCGTCGCCCTTGAGCAACGAACGCAACACCCCAAACGCCAGCGCGAAGTTGTCCACTGTCACGTTAGGCGTTGGATAATTCCAGTTGATGTCGCCGTAGCCGGACAGCACCGTGTACGCCGCACGCGCGTCCATGGTGAACACGTCGACGGATTCGCCGGCCACGGAGAATGTAAAGCCCGCCGCTTCCGTTTTCCCGAGCGTGATGCTGTTCTGTTCAACCACCGCTTCGCCGACCGCGTGCGCAAATTCGGCGCCCTTGCCCAAGACCAGCGACGTGGTCCCGCCCCCAGAGGCAATCGTCGCCAGCTCTTGGGTTTCACCAGAGCCCAGACGAATGTTGTCGCCGTTGGCGAACGTCGACGCGGCAGCAATCGTCAGCGCGGTCGCGCCTTTGGCAATCGCCGCGTTGACCGTCGAGCTGGCGCCCGACAGTTGGTCGACCATGATGTGCACGGCCGTCGGTTTATCCAGCACTTTATCAAGCGCGCCCATGGGATGACTCCACTAAGAGAAAAGGAACGAACACAGGAGATCCGCACGGCACGCCGTGCTGGGCGATTCCTGATCATGATCGGGCTCTTCTCGCGAAGGCCGACGACTCGGGTTACCGCACGCGTCAATGGATCGCGCCGCAAACAGCTGCAGCGTGACGCCCGCGGTATTGAACAGATAGGCCAGCCGGTCACACGCGGCGTCCGCCGTGGCTTGCAGCGGCGCGACACACGCAAACCGAAAGTCGATGGTGGTGCTGACGGCATCTTGCCCCGCCAGCTTGTAGACGATCACCGGGATCGCCGGATCTATTTCCAAGTTCCCGGCGGGCAGCGCGAGTTTCGTCGTGCGACCCAGCACCGTACGGAGCGTGGCATCGCTGTCGAGGATCGCGACCAGGGCTGCTTTGAACTGCTGCACGGTGGCCATCAGCGCACCGACTGCGGCCGACGGGATTGCACGAACGGCCCCACGATCAACGCTTTGGTCATCGTATCGGTAGCGACGCGTGTGGTTTCGTCGAACGCGGGCTGCATAAACGGGCGAGGCGCGATGCGCGCGGTCCCGAAGTTGAGCAGGGCCGCATATTTCGTCGCGACGCCCACCAGCCGCTTGAACACGCCCTCTTTCTCGACGTAGGCCGAGCGCTTGAGCGCGTTGGTGTCTGGCGCGGGCGGATTGTTGGGCGCCGATGCCCGGTGAAAATCGCTCGGCCGATTGGTGGTGCGCTTTTTGGCGAGGCGCAGAAACCGGTTGCGCGTTTGTCCGGCGAGCAACGGGCCCGCAATAAGTACGCGCTGCTGTTTATTCCGGACCCGATACAACCGCCCCGTGCCAGGCTTCGACAACTGGTGCTGGATCTGAGACTTGAGCGTGAGCGCCAACACATCCAGTGCGGACGGAACCTTTGCAATCACTTTTGCACGAAACTCGGCCATGCTTTTCTGCGCGGCGGCACTCATGGGAGCGCCTCGACTTCGAGGCACGGAATCGCGACCGTGACGCCCGCGACATCCGGCATGCCCACGGTCTCGGCCACGAATACGCGGCCGCTATACGGGCCCGCGGTGACGGTCAGCCCGTCGCCTTGCGCAATGGTCACCAATCCCGACGCACGCGCCGGGATCAACACCACCAGCGTGGTCCGCGCACTGATGCCGAACACGTGTTTGCGCCTTGCGCTTTCCGGCGATACCAGGAAACACGGCACGGAGACAAGCGCCACATCACTTGTCCAACTGTCGGCCGTTGAGCCATCCGCTTGGCTGGTCTGCGTCAGCCGAGACACGGAAACCGTAGCACCGAAGCTGCTCGCCAAGGACGACACGACCGGCTGCAAGCCCGCAACGATGGCGGCAACCGCGTTCACAGCATGCCCCCGGAATGCGAGAGCGTGCCCGCGGTCGACAACAGCAACGGGCGCACTTTCGCGAGCACGTCGTCGGGGACGCGATCTTTTGCGTAGTCGTCTCGGACTTGAAACGAGAGCCCGCCCGGCAACGTCATCGCGGAGAATTGCGCCAACGGGTCGCTCGCGTTCGTGCGCACCCCCGCCTTCCAGAGCGCATACGCGTACTCGAACTGGGCCTCTTTCGCCACGCGAGGGATCGCCGTGCCGTCCAGCGCATCCGGTTCAATGTCTGGGTGATACGGAAACACACGCGGGAGCGGCAACCGCTGGTCGGTCTCGGTGCGATACCCGGCCCATTCCAACACTTCCAATCCGCGCATCGCATGAATCAAACACTGCTGACGGTCTGCGGTATCCGAGAGTGCCCAGCCCGACGCAAACGGGGTATCCGCGAAATACGCGTTGGCTTCCACGAGGGTGCCTAAAGTGTTGGCGCTTGCGCCACTCACCGTTGCGTTGAGCGTGGGCATTTATTTTTTGCCGCGCGCGAGCGGAGCGGCCACCACAGCTGCAGGCGGCATCGCTTTCGCGGGCTTGTCGATGGTGTCGCTAATCAGCAGCGCGGCCGGGGCGAGTATCTCGCCCTCGTCAGGGGCCGCCGTAAAAACGCCGCCCGCCAACAGTTCGCGCGCATCCACCGGCCAACGCTCGATGCGCTGACCGGTGGATGCGTCCGTCAATGCAACCATGCCGTTCTTGAGCAGGGCGAGCATCAGGCTTTGGTCGTCAAGACAGCGCTAAAATTGATGCCCGTGGCAATCGTACCGACGACCTGCGTGTACAGGGACACGTACCGATAGATCGTGCCGTCCACCTGGTTGCTGAACATGATCTCGCGACGACTGGTCGCCGCCGTGTCCGCCGTCTCAAGCGACGTCGTAGAGTCGCCGAGCGGCAGCGCGCCCAGATTCACCACGGTATTGGCGAAGGTCGAAGAGTTCGACCCTTGGGCGATGATGACATACTTTTCATCGCCGCTCGCGACCTCGCACGCCGTGATATCAATCACCGCGCGGCCATCGAATCGCGCCGCGCCCATATCAAGAATCTCGGCACGTGCGGACGTAGCCACCAGACCGGCGGCCTTCATAATCAACTTCGCGTCAAAGACGCTCCCTACTGAATTACGTGGCATCAGAATGCTCCGAAGAGAAAAAAGGAGCCGGGCGCCGAAACGCCCGGCGAACCGTCAGGCGGCAACCGCGGCGTTCGAGATCGAGCGCAACCGCGCAATCCCGCGTCCGTTCTCCACGGCCATGCCGCAGAGCCACTCCACGCGGGTACGAAACACCGGCTTCGCGTCGATTTCGCCCAAGTCGCGGACCTCGATCATGCCGTTCTGCAAGCCCTGCAAATAGCCGTCGCCGACAGAGACGCAGTAGATCGACGTCGCGGTCGTGCCGCCGCCGGCGGCGACTTCGTCAAACGCGATTGGGTCAGTGCCGTCGTTGTCCGGGTACGCTTCGATCAGCGGAATGCCGTTGTACGTCGTGATCTGCTGGCCAAATTCGTTTTTCTGAAAGTTGATAAACCCGCCCACCGCGGACGTACGCGCCGCCTGCGTCAGACGCAGCTTCATCGTACGACTCAGCCAGAGCTGTCGGTTCGGGCCAGCCACACTCGCGATCAAGGTGTCGAGTTTGAACAACGACAGCGGATCACCGCCGGACGAGGCGCCGTTGTCCTGCAACTGCGCGCCCGTACAGCGCACCTGCAGGCCGTCAAATTCGCGACCATTGGTCGTGCTGTCGCCCTTGATCAGCTTGGCGGTAATCGTCGCGGCAAGCGACTTGGACTTGATCGATTCCTGGGTCGCGCGCGTGCCTGCTCCGTACATCCTGACCAAGGCCACGTCGACATCCAGTTCACCACCAACCACCGTCAGGGCTTCCACTTCGGGATTGATAACGCCCGTGGACTCGGTATACGACTCATTGATGCCGCGGAACGCGACACCGGGCAACGCACCCTCTTTGTTGTAGCGATAGGCGCCGCCAGGAATGTTCTTAAACGTCAACGCATTCAGAAACCCACTGGACTGCGCGAACTGCGCGATAATGGACGCGCGCTTGGTTTCGCCGTTGTCGAGCGCGATTTTCACCGCTTCGATCAGGGAACTAGCCATGATGGAACCTCAAACAGAGAATTTGTGAATTCCCCATTCAAGCCGCGCGCGTCATTGCGCTGCGGGAGGGGATTCGGGAGCTGGGCTCGACCGAATCCCTCGGTCACAACGGCGGTGCGGTGCTACGGCGAAACGGTGCAACGTGGAACGGGATACCGTGGGACCATTGGTGACGCGTTACGTGCCTTGGTTTGCGAACTCCAACCCCGACGCGGGGTTTTTGAGCAACGACTCGAGCGTCGGCGCGCCCGTATTCGGAGCGCTCGGACCGGTGTTCCCCGGTGCGTTGCCGCCGCTGCCGCCGTTGCCCACGAACACTTCTGGAAAATCCGTTTTATACGATTGAATCTGTTTCAGGACATCCGCATTCGGCTTGCCTTTCACGATGAGCGTGCCCGTGTCGTTCACGTCAAAGTCATCCCCGTACAGCTTCTCGAACTTGCCGAACCGCTCTTTGCGAACACCGCCCTTCTCGCTCAGCGCCATTTCGGTCAGCTGTGTGCGCACTTTGAGTTGACGGTTTTCTATGAGCGCCGATTCACCGGCGGCCCATTTCGGTTTGTGCTCGTCGACATAGTCGTCGATCGCCTGCTGCACAATCTGCTTTCGGACCTCGTCGGGTACGGCGTTGTCCGGATTCTTCGAGGTCTCCTGCAAGCGTTTGAGTTCTCGCGCCGCCTTGGTGGCATTCTTCTCTGCCGCCTCTCGGCGTGTCCGCTCTTCTTTGACTGACTCGACAAGCTCGGTCGTGTCCCGATCCTCAAATACAACGAAAGTCCCGTCTTGGAGCTGCAGCGCTTCGTCAGCCTGTTCCGCGGGGATGTCTGCTTTCGTGGGGTATCTGGAAGTCGGCATATGGTCAGTTGAGTGTGTCGCCTACGCGTCTGACGGTATGGTACCATTGAGCGAGGCGGTGGGGCGGACGAACTGTGGGCACTGGGGCCACAGTACCGCAATGGCGCGTCACGACCACCCCTTCACCTGCGGGTCGTCGCGCACAGGGATCGCCAAGCTGGCGGCCGTATGTTGCGTGAGCCCCACCACGTCCGCCAGCAGGACATCGACCGTCGCACCGTACAGATTGAGCCCGTGCCAATGGTGCTGGCCTCGCTCCCATGCATCACGGATGGTCTCGTAACTGGCCAGCGGCAGCGCCCACACGCTTCCGTCCCTGCAATGCACGGTGAGGTGAGGTGCGTCGGTCAGGGTCATCCAAAGACCGCCCACGCAACCGCGCCCACGATCCCGGAGAACATCGCCACACACCAAAGGCAGCCATACAGTACCTCCCCCCGCTCTTTCGCGAACTCCTCCGCGAATACGTCCGGATGGGCAAGGCGCTGTCGCTCCAGTGCGCTCATCGGCCCGGACGGAGAAGGTCCGACAAAAAATCCGGGACCGGCGTGTGCTTGCGCGTTACGCGATCGAGATTGACGGACGCGGCCGCGAACCGTGCGATCACGGGCGAGAGACGCTTGATCTGCGCATCGCTCAGCCCTTCCGCCCGGAGCGCGGCCAGGACGGCGGATTTGCACTGCGCGAGCGTCATCACCGCCCCCGCCGACCGTTCGCCCACGCGTATTCGAGCACCGCTATCACCCAGACCACCGGCCAGAGCGCGCACACGACCAGCGTTTTTCCGAACGCGCTCCGGCCAGCCACCACGGTCGCATGGAACGTCAGCGAAAACCCGAGCAGATACCAGAGCGAGCGCGTCATGGGCCGTCCGCCTTCCATTCGGTCGACGCGATCCGCTCGACGAATTGCAATCCGCCGAGCACGGGGCGATACACGAAGGTGGCCCTGATGCGGACGGCATCGACCAACGGATTGGCGACGGCGTAATCGCCAGTGGTTAATGGCAACGCCTGATGTTTGGTAATCAAATCGCCGCAGCAGGGACCGCCGATGTAGGTGCTCATGGCTTCCGCCGTGCGCGCCACACCGTCACCACCAACGCGAAGCCACGCGCGGTACACTGCGCGAAATACACGCGGCCACGCCGGATCGTCCCCGCGCGCAGCATCTGTCGCACGATACCGCATTCGAGCACGGCGCGTGTGTCGCGGTTGCCATGCCCCTTCATGATTCCGCCTCCAGCGCCGCAATCAATCGCGCCACGTACCATTGCGCCTTCTTCACGTCTTGCAGCGCGTCGTCTTTCAATCCAGCGCGCCAGAGATACTTGATCGCGTTGCCTTTGCAATACTGGAGGAACCCATCCCCTGTGGCTGCTTCGATTGCGTCAATGCATTCTACCTTGCCCCGCCGATAGTGCGGCGGGTGGGTAACGGGGTCTGGCGCAACCGTCGCCGCGATCCGCTCGTCTTCGGCGGCGAGGCCTTCGGCCGAAAGAATCGACCCGTCTATTCGACAGGCATGGGTACACGCGCACGGCGCCCCATTCCCGAACCCTTCAACGGCCGCGACGCCGGGGTAGACACGGCAATACCTTGACTGTGGAATCATGACAACCTCGCGATAAGTTGGTCCAACGATACCCGCCGTCCATCGGTGCCAATCATCTGCGCCAGTGTGACGTCCCCCTTCCGATAGAGCTCCGCTTTCGCGTTGCCCAACACGTCGTTCTGTACCGCGGCCGATTGCGCCCGCAGCCATTCGTCATACGACACGCGCCGACCGAGCGTGTCTTGGGTGACGCCGATGACGGAGAGGTCGGGGACAGGGACGAGTGCGCTGCGGCAATTCACGTGTGCCGGTGGCTTCGGGTGCGTGGTGTCACTGACCTCCCACGTGCGACCATCGAGCCCGGCGCAGATATCGGAGGTCCGAACGTCGATGACACTCTCCCATCGCACCACCAGCATCACGTCCGCCATCTCGCGGTGCTCGAGTGTCGCGGCTTCTGTGGACACCGCCGTCATCGCGGTGCGCACCGCCGCGCGGACGCCATGCACCTGCGTGCGAAACAGCGTTTTGATACCCGGGTCTCGCGCAATCACCAACCGCGACACTTCACGCGGGCCCATCCCTTGCAGCAATCCGGACTGAATGGTGGACCGTGCGCGCATCAACGCCGACTGCGCATCGCGCTCCCACCACGCGCCCAGCTTGATGCCGCCGATGTCGACGGTCGCCACAATATCGGCAAACCGCGCCGCCTGGATCAACTGCGCGCGCCCCGGCACCCCCAATACCGCGCGCAGCGTTTGAGCCTGCGCATGCATCACCTGTGCTTCGGCCGCCCCGTACTGTTGCAATTGCTGGCCGACCGAAAAGCGCGCCGTTCCTTGCACTTCCGCGAGCCGTGACTGAGCCCACCGCATCAGCTGGTCCAGCCGTTCTTTCTCGGCTGCGCTCGTCAGTCCGCTGTCCAACAACCGGTTGGCCAGTTCGTCGTAAAACCTCTCCAAGAGCGTCGCCACGTCACTGACCACCACATTGCCGTAGCCGTGCCGCGCGATCAGCGCTTTCAGTTGCCAATCGGGACCGAACGGGACCCCGTCCGGCATGCCGGAGAACGCCATTTAGGCGCGGCCCTTAGTCGACATCGGCCCACTCAACGTCAGCAATCCATCAGCGTGCATGGCGATTGTGAGTGTATTCGTGTCGGTCGCGGTCACGTCCGCGGGCGAGGTGTCCAAGAGTGAGACACACAGCAGCGGGCGCACCACACTGTTCACCGCGGCGTCGCTGCCACCGAAGGCGCCGGGTCCACCAACGACAGCGGCGGCGCATTCAGCGCGAGCGCTTCGACCTCGCGGCCGACGTTGAAGCCCTCGGGGAGCACGCCCCCGTCAATGAGCAACTGCAAAAACGTGGCGAGCGTCAGCGTATTGTCCCGCACCATGGCGCTGAACGCGCCCGCCGACGTGGCGTCCAGCACACGCGCATCAAACTTGGTGTTGATCGTCATGACCGGCGCATCAACTTTCTCGATACCCTCGTACCACGCCGTGATCTCCAACAACAGATTCAGCCCATCGTTGATCCCAACGCCCGCCGTGCCCAACGTCGCGAGCTTGCCGTGGTTATCGATCGCGGCTTCGGTCGCGCTCATTTGCGCACTCTTGCCTGGCACGAGAAACCCAAGCCCCTGTTGGTCCATCTCGACCATCTTTTCGTGTTTTCCCCTCTCCAACTGCTCCAGCCCTTTCCCGCTCGGTCCAATCCACGCGGCGCTGCCACCCATCTTCAAGTGCAGCGCCTTCAGCGGGCCGATCTGGATTTGACCCGCGACAGGCTTCGCGGCCGTGTGGCCCGGACCGGGTTGCAGGTCGCCAACGATGGTCATCTGTTCGAACCCACACACTTCGCGATTAAACGTCAGGTTCGTGGCGTAGCGCCAGTAGCTCAGATTCGCGAAACAGGTGCCCGCGAACGGCAACGTGGACTGCATCGTGCCCAACTTCCGGCCCGCGTACGCGATCGCGACGGGCAAAAAATCTGCGGCCTTTCCGTTCCGGTTCCGAAACGCGCCGCTTTCGATGACGCGGAACTCGTCTTTCCCGCTCGCCACGTTCGATTGCACCAACTCACGCACGATATACATGGCCTGCATTTTGCCATCGGTACCAATCATCAAGCGCAGATCGCGGAAGCGTTGCGCAATAGATGGGCCGAACTCACCCGCTTTCACCACGCGTGCCTCTTCCGCCAGCGTCAGTTGCGTCAGCTTCTGGTGGTTGTTGACCGCTTCATCGTTCCAGCAGATCGCGGACGCGCGCGCGTAGAGCGACCACTTCGGGCGCATGTCTTGATCGTTCGCCGCGTTCGATTCCAATTCCTTGCCCTGCGCATCGCGCGGGCGAGGCGTGTAGTCGACCAACCCGATCGCGAGGCCGTGCCCCATCGCGAGTTCGGCATACCGTTTCGCGAGGACCGTGTACTTGGTGCCCGCCATATCGGCGTTGTCGAGGATGGCCGCGAGCGCCGACTCTGAGCTGTTCCATTCCATCACGGGCGGCTTGGTAAATAACATGCCCACCGCCGCACCCAATGTGCGGCTCAGTCCTTCAAAGACCGGCTCGCACACGGACCGGATCGCGTACACGTCGGGATCCTCATGTTTCCACTTGCGGAGGTACGTTGCGGCGCGCGCGTGAATGCGCGGCGTGCCGCACAACACATCGTCAAACGTGGTCAGCATGGGCAACATCTCGGCCACCTCGGGACGGATATAATTCGGCTGGGTCGGGTCGGTCGAGGTTTTCATAAGCTGATTGAAGAGAATCCGACGCTGGCTTGTTCTTCCAGCACATTGAACTCTTGCCAGAGGAGGTACCCGCCGGCGTCCGTGAGATGGTCATATCCGGACTTCTTGTCGGGCTGACTCGTGTCTTTTTTGTACGTCTGCATCGACATGGCCGTGATGTAGGATTCCGCGCGCGGATGCACCCGCAACCGACGGCGCTCCCCATCGAAGCACATCTCTTGCACGTTGTTGATGCGATCGACGACGAGCGGGTTCGCCAACGGCGCGCGCACTTCAAACCCGGCGCGTTCCAAGATGGTGAAGTCGGTTTGTCCAACCGGCGCGCTACTATGCCGCGCACGGCCCGATGCGTCTGGACACATGATGATTGTGCGGCCGGGGTAGCGCGTGCGCAGCTCGTTCGCAACTTCCTGCGTGTCCGAGCTGTCAATTTCCAACGCGTCAATGACGTGGCATTCGTCGCCGACACGGACCGCAATCACCACCGACATCGGGTTGACGTTGAAGTCTTGGCCGACCAGCAATTCCGCGCCGGTATCACTCACCGATTCGTCCACGTTACCAATGGGGAATGGCTTGTCGACGAATCGCGTATACATGCGGCCGCCGCCGCCGAGGAAGAACGCGCCGTCCCAGATATGGTCGTACGCGTCTGGATCAAGCGCCTTCAAGCGCGCCGCTTCTTTGCGCATCACGTCCGGGCAAAACGGATTATCCCGGTAGGTCGTATGCACCAGAAGAAAGTCTTCCGTCAGCTCGGCGAACAACACCTCGACCGGGTCGGTCTTCCGGTGCGGGTTCCAGCTAAACCACAGCTCAGAGCCGTCCGCGCGAATCGTCGGAATCAGCATATCCAGCGACCGCTGGCTGATGCTTTGGGCTTCTTCGACCCACGCCACCTCGAAGCCTTCCAAGGACTTGATGGAATCAACCGTGTGGTCCTGCATGCCCTCAAAAATCACCACCCCGTTGCCGTACTTGCTGCGGATTTCTGTCGCCAGTACCGAGAAGTGCGACGAGACGCCCATCTCCTCAATTTTCGCCTCAATAAGTGACTTGGCCGAAAATTTGAGCGAACGCTGCACCTCGCGAATGCACACCATGCGCGCGTTCGGGCGGCGCACCATGCGCTCCACGAACTCTTCCGCCATAAAGTGCGACTTTCCGGAGGACCGGCCGCCTTTCGCGCCCTTGAAGCGCGCGGGGCGCTGCAGGGCCACGCCCCACCGCGGGATCTGGCGCCGCAGTTTAATCCGCACGCGCGTCAACAATCTCGTGCGTGATCTCGATGGCCAGCGGGCCGCCGTCCTCGCCGTGGTGCTCGATGGCTTGCACCGCTTTCCCGTGTCCAAACTCGGCCGCCATTTTGTACGCGGCCAAAAAATGCGGGTGCTCGGCGCTCTTCAGAATCTTCGCCAGCTCCCGATGCGTCCCGACATTGGCGACCAGCAATTGCATGCGGCGCTTAAATTCATTTGGCTTGCGCCCCGAGCGGCCCTTCTTGCCGCCGCCGTGCGAGCCTTTGCTGATCGGCAACCGGGCGCCCCCGTGTTTCGGGGCCGGCGCAAATTTTTGCGCAGTTTTTTCCGTCAGCGTCTGGGGCGCGATCGTCGCGGGATGAGTAGGCACGCCGCAGTATGGTGGATTCCAGCACCGGGGAGCCGGCGGACCGTGGGCGTCCCAGCCACACCCTAGGCTGCGACCTGTTGCTCCGGATGACGGACGGAGTGCGCGAGCGTAAACCAGCGGGGCTTTCCGGGCTGCGGGTTGTGCTCGATCAGGTAGCCTGCCGCGACCAGCCACCGGAGTGCGCGGGCGACGTTGGAGCGGTCGGTGCGTTCGTCGCCGCGCTTCGCTTTTTGGTTGAGCTCATGCTCGACCCAGCCGAGCTTGCACTCGCGGCGCTGCCAGCGGTCGAGGTGGTCGTAGCAGAATTTGTAGACGCGCATCAGGGTCGGCGTCACTCGGCTGTCTTCGCGGAACGCCTCGGAGGCGGGGAAGCTCATGTGTCGTCGGGAAAGGGGGCGCGCATACCCGCGCGAAGGTACCGCGTGTCACAAGGGGTGACAAGGGGCGGCGGTCAGGCGGCCTGCATGTGCACCTCGATCCGCGGGTGGTCGCGGTCCAGCCGCTTGTAGGTGTGCAGCTCAACGACCTGGCGGTCGTTGTGGAGCACGCCGGCGGCTTCGAGCGCGTCCAACACCGGCTTCTGGAAGTTGTCCACGTCGCCGGTGTTGCGGGCGCGGTAGATGTGTAGCGTGAGCACTACGTCGCTTTTTGTGGTCGGGTGTTGCCGTTGCGCCACAAGTTGCTCGACCATGCTGGCCTGCCACTGGATCGCGGGGGCGGCCTTGATCAAGGCCACCCGGTTGCCGAACCGGACAATGCGCTTGGAGTTGGTGCCCGACATCGGGGCGCCGCGGAGGGTGAAGGATTGGGGCGCGGTGTGCTCAGGATCGGCTGTACGGGGGTTTGGGTCTGTTTTGGCACGGACGGGGCG